TCAGTATATCGTCGCCAGCTATCCCAAAGACCACCCAGACGACGACGAGCAAAAACTCCATTTTGTCCCACTTATCAAGTGCGAGGACGGCTTCTCAATGAGTGTCCAGGGGCACTGTGGAGCATACTGCGAACCGCGCGTGAGCTTTTCTCGTACCGGGTACTCTAGGCTGGAAATCGGCTTCCCCAGCGCGCGGGAAGAACTGATCATGCCCTATATTGACGATAGCGATAGCGACCCAACAATGACCGTCTACGGCTGGGTTCCGGTCGATGTTATCGTGGCAGTTGTCGAGAAGCATGGAGGGTTCACGAAATGAACCGAATCCACCAACTGCCCGGAGAGCCCATGCGAGAGATCAAAGCATCCGATAAAGTTACCGGCGCAAGGCGCATCGCCTCAATCGAGGCGGCGCGGCGCAAGGTGAAGGATGGCGAGCTTTATTTCATCCGGCGCCACGGGCGATGCTTTGGCATGGGCAGAGGCAAAAATGTCCCCGCCGCGCAATTCCACCGGGTGTGGTTTAGTCGGGTCAAACGGGTCAAAGCGGGTCAAAACGGGTCAAACGGGTCAAAAGGACCATGCGACGCCAAGTCGGTCAGGCAGTTGCCTCGTAGCAGCGTAGTCTTAGCGCTCATCTTATGTATCTCCTGATCCAACAACTTATCTGCTGGTTGGGGCGGTGTACGCCACCTTGTGATGTTGAGGACAATAGGATTTCCCTTGAATCCGGGGATTCCTGCAAAAACAAAAATCGTCATGCTTTGGATCTCCCAGCGGCCAACAGCATAGCTCGACGGGACGGATTATCTTTCGCGGTGGCAGAGGTGGCGGGGGTGGTTCCTCTGGTCTTACATGAACCACCGGAATCCGGATTCTTTTTTCAGAGGCAAATCGATATGGGAGGTGAAGCCGACGCACCTTGTGCTCGATGCTCGACTGCGTTTTTTTGAGACGTATGGCAATACTGGCTACCGTCATTTCTCGCGCCCATAGGATTTTTAGTTCAGAAATATGGCCTTCAGTCCAGGGTTCTTTTTTCATTTTTTTAGCGTATCTATTTTTTCCGGTTCGATCAATTCGGAAATTTTTTTCTGTTCCTGATCGGTCATGGGTTTGAATTCGTTGAAGCGCATATGGCGCAATGCGGCGCTTGGTTTCTTCGGCCAGGTGCGTCGACGTTTCATGGTTTCCGGTCCTCCCATCCAGAGATCATTTTTCTGACCGTAGATCTAATTGCTTTATATTCCGATTCACCCACTAGGATAATCTTTATATGTGGATAATATTTTGCCATATACTTTAATTTAGTTTTGCTCACATTGTCCATCCAACCTTTTACTTCAACAAAATAAGGTTCCGACGCTTCATTTTCCCAAATCTTAAAATCCGGTTTGTAGGACCTAATCCCTCGCTTTACCTCATGAAAAATAAAAGTATCGGGTTCAAATTCCCATTTCAATATTTGCTTTTGTTTAACGAGGAAATTCAAATATCTAGCATAATTAGCTTCCCAAGATGATCTAAAATAAATCTCTCCAAGATCGGCTCGCTTTCCACCAGAACAACGAGAATAAGGATTTGATTCTGGTTGTTCGGCTATCATTTTCATCATTCGATTAGATTGAATTTGTTTATTTTCCTGATCCCGTCTCTGTTTCATCTGGAAATCCCGAAGCCACGACTCATCGAAACCCCTCACGACACACAATCGTCCAAGGATTGTTTAGCCTGATGCTTCTGAACGCGCTTGCTGGGGGAGGTTTCCGCGAGGTCATCTTCGGTCAAAGGCAATTCACGCTCTCTCGCGAGTTGGAGAGCGCGCCGCCAGTACAGCGGGGGGATGCCTCTCATTTTCCAATGACCAATCACAATATTTGAGACACCAAAAGCGTCTGCCGCATTTTTGGCTGGACCAAACTTTTCTATGAATTCTCTATGGTTCACAAGCCATATTTAATTCCCAAACGTACTAAATGCAAATTTAATTCTGGACATCTTTGTTGCACCGCGATAATCCAATTTGGACTACAACAAATCGGGGTGAGATATGAATAAAGACTTGAAATTGCAGAAATTCCGCCTTGAAATTGGCACTCGTCTTTGGGCGTTGCGTAATGCTAATGGCGTTTCTCAGGAGAAATTCGCGGATAGCATCGGTGCCACACAATCGGTTTATCACAAATGGGAACGCGGCGATAATTTTCCAAATGAATTGCATGTTCGTGTGATTTGCGAAAAATACAGCGTTGATTTTAATTTTATTTATGCTGGAGACCTGAAGCCTTTTAAGAAAAAAGAGAAAGTTATGTTGAACAATTTGATTGAGGAGAGATTGGCGCAAATGGCGTAAACCTCCCATCATGGTCCGAGAGTTCAACGTTAAATTATGACCATACCGACTAATTTTTATTGACGTTATTTCCAATTCGGAATAGATTAGCTCAATCTAAAAACTGAGAATCTATTTCGGAGGGGAATAATGGTCAACGATCTCGTTTCCACCGGTCCCCCTGAATCGATTTCTCTCCTCAACATAATCGCCGAAGCCGCACGCAATCCAGACACAAACGTTGCGAGCCTTCAGGCGTTGCTTCAGATGCAGCGTGAGGTAATTGCAGACCAATCCAAAGCGGAATTCAACCGCGACTATGCAGCACTTCAAGCTAAATTGCCCCGGATCAAAAAAGACGGCACAGTTGAATATGCCGCCGACAAAAACAAACCTGATGGACCCAAGAAAAAAGCGTTCAATTATGCCAAATGGGAAAGCATTGACACGATCATTCGTCCGTTGCTTCTGGAATTCGGATTTTCCCTGACGTTTGATACCACGCCGCGCGCCGCAGATGGAGGCGGGTTGGTGGTCACTGGTACGCTTTTGCATAGGGGTGGGCATAGCAAGAGCGCGTCTATCCCCCTCGCGCTGGAGAATGCCGGCGGAAAAAACAACGTCCAGGGTATGGGCAGCTCATTCAGTTACGGCAAGAGGTACACAACGATCATGCTTCTGAACATTGTTTTTGAAGGTCAGGATGATGATGGGTACAATGCCGGTCTAAGGTTTATCACCGACGACAAAAAACAAGAAATCATCAAGCTCTTGCAGGAAACCGGGGCGGATACTCTGGCATATCTTCGCCACCTCGGGGTTGAGAGCCTGGACCAGATTGAACACAAAAATGTGACCGCCGCAATCAATGCCTTGGTTGCGAAGAAAAAGAAAATGGAAACCAAGAAAAATGAAGGAAGTACAGTGTAAACAGGGAAGTGATGCATGGATTACCGCGCGCCTTGGGATTCCTACTGCATCGAATTTCGACAAGATCCTGACACCAGGCGGTAAGCTGTCGGAATCAGCGCGAAAATACGCGTTCTACCTTGCCGCAGAACACCTATTGCATCGGCAGCTGGATAGCATCGACAATTTGGAATGGGTCGCACGCGGCAAAGACCTGGAGCCGGAAGCGGTCAAGAACTACGAGTTTTTGCAGGATGTCCAGACCCGAGAGGTTGGGTTGATTACCACGGATGACGGGAGAATCGGCGCCAGTCCAGACCGCTTCATAATCGGTAAAAACGCGGGCCTGGAGATCAAGTGTCCTGCCCCTCATACACATATGGGATACATGATCGACGGGTTTGGGAAGGCTTACAGGGTCCAGGTTCAGGGGCAATTATATGTGGCTGAATTGGATTTTGTGGAGAGATATTCCTACCATCCAGAAATGCCCCCGGTCCTAGAGCATACCACGCGCGATGAACCATACATAAAGCTTCTGGCCGATGCTTTGGACCAGTTTTGTGATGACCTGGCAGAGATTATCCGAAAGGCAAAGTCCTCTGGATTTTTTGAGGAGCGCGACGCTATCCTGATGGCGCAAGATGACGCTTATCCGAGGGAGGGTGACTAATGGCCGATAAGACGAATCTGGGAGATGGAATTTATGCTACCTTCTTCGGAGACAGAATTCTTTTAACCGCCATCCAAAAAACCGGGGACCATGAGGTTGAGCACCTGATTCCAATCAGCTGCCAAGCCTTTATATCATTGATATTGTTTGGAGAGAAATTTTGGACAGAGGATATGAAGCCTGATGCGTAATTTGCGTTTACTGGACGGCTACCGAATTATGCTTGACGAAACCCCCGAGCCATCTCTTGAGGGTATTTTTGTCGTTAAATCGAAGGTAAGCGGTCAATTATTGCAGGTTATAGCGTCTAATGATTTTGGATGGGACCATGTTTCTGTAAGCCTCAAAAATAGATGTCCAAACTGGTATGAAATGGAAGAGGTCAGACGTCTGTTTTTTGAGGATCGTGAAGTATGCTGGCAATATCACGTTCCAGAAAATGACCATATCAACATTCATCCAAACGTTCTCCATATTTGGAGAAAGCATGATTTTGATATGCCCATGCCGCCAAAGGAGTTTGTCTGATGACCATTACAAGTATGACGGAATGGTTACAAAAGCATCCGAATTGGCATTCGCGCCTAGACATTACGGATGAGAAAGTAATCTTGACTTTTGGTCCTAAGTCGCCAGAACTTCCGTATCCAGCGTGGGTTTGGTGGTGCCCTATGCTATGGCCATTGCTTGTTTTTTTGGGGAGTAAACGCTGAAATGGCTGAACAAATCCCAAATTTGACGCCGGTAACCAGCACCCACCTTGCCGCAGTTGGGTATGATGAAGGTCAACAATCGCTCTATGTCGAATGGAAAGACGGGCGCGTGTCAAAATATGATGATGTGCCGGCGACGGTGGCGAGTGACTTTCAGAGCGCTTCAAGCCCCGGCAAAGCGTTCAATGATTATATCCGAGGCAAATACACACACAAATATGTGAAGGAGTGAATATGAGCATGATGACTTTTTGGTTGTTTAATATGGCTGTGGCGTGGATTCTAATTATCCTAAATTTCTGGTTCCTATACACAAATATTAAAGAGAAAAAGCACCTCAATAGTTTGTTGAATCGGACGAACGCTTTAAACGATGAATTGCAAGATGCTATACAGGAAGCGAATACATTCCAAAATAACACCAGAACTCCTTCTTCTTTCTCTTTTGGAAACGACAATGAACAACATATCGGATGAAACGCCATGTATATTTTGAAAGTTGTGGTCCAGGGCATGGGCGAAACGATCATGTTCAGGTTTAAGCAAAAATCCGTCGCTACATCTTTCCGCGAGGATCTTGATGCGTGTGTTTTTAGGGACAACAACGACATGACGCTGAAGCATGTCCTGGTTGAAGATGATTTTGGATTGAGCATCAAGATTCCGTACTATTCCGTGATATTGGTTGAGTTGATAGATTTTGAAAAGGCTGTTGAAGGAGATGCGACATGGCAATTCATGCAGCAAAAATTAGGGAGTCGGACGCTGGATAAATTGAAAGCTGGATCTCCGATCATCACGCCAACCGATCCTGGATTCCCCGGAACCAGGAGGATTTGATGGATGATGAAAAAAACAACGTAATCCCTATCAGCGAAGGAATTTATGACGTTCCTGGAGTTCAGGATAGCGTCATTGATCTCCTAGAAGAACTGCTGGAACTCGCCGAAAAAGGTGAAATCATCGGGATTGCTATTGGTGCCGTAAGGGCAAACGGAGAAATTGGAACTTTTTTCAAAAAAGGTTCTGCGAGATATTCGGTTTTGCTTTCAGCAGCGACCATGACCCAATTTGATCTATGCCATCATTGGGCCGAAGATGAGTGACCTTTACGGCGCGTTGGGCGTCGACAGGAACGCGGATCATGGGGAGATACGAAAGGCTTACCGGAAAATGGCAAAAAAATCTCACCCTGACGCTGGCGGATCTGCCGAAGAATTCGCGCTGGTGAAATTGGCGCATGATGTCCTCACGGATGACAACCGACGCGCGCATTATGACCGGACAGGGGAATTTAAGGAAAAAGATCCAAACAACGAACAAGCCAAAATCATGAATTTGATTTCCAGGTGCTTGGATATGGTTTTGAGCGCGGAAAATCAGAATGGCTCGATGGAAACGGTGTTCTACCGCGACCTAGTGGCAATGCTGAAGGCGAAAATCAATGAACTTGTCAAGCAAAGCCATGCAGCTGATGCTGAAATGGAAAACGGAATCAAAATCAACGAGCGTTTGGCGAAAAAATTCCAGAGGAAACATAAGATGGAAGAACCAAACCTCATGGAGTTGCTGGTCACTGGACGAATTCGGACATTCCAAGATGGAATCGCCAATCAGAAACGCCAGCGCAAGATTGCTTTGAGCGCGCTTGAACTTTTATCTGAATATGATTTTGAATCTGAGAAAATGTCTCCAGAACAGATGAGACAAAACGGATTAAATAATTTGATGACAATGATCCAAAATATGAGGTAGTGCCTCATGGATGACAAAGCAGTCGCGTCGGTGGCTACGGGCTTTTTCTAATTTTCTCGCAAATTTGAGAATCGATAGTAAGCATATTGCCGCTGAATCCGCTGAAGCTGGAATAAGGCTCGATCTATGGGACTCGCAGCAGCGAGTTTTAGACTGTATCGGCAATGGTTTGGATGACGGAATCCACGTTTTCTACATCCTAAAATCTCGACAACTTGGCGTTTCCACGGTCACTCTGGCGATTCTTCTGTTCTGGCTCGCCATTCATCCAAGAATTTTTGGCGCTCTGGTCATCGACAACGACAAAAACTCAGAGGCATTCCGAAACATCCTGGTACGATATATGGGCAGCTTCCCGTCCAATTATTTCGGGAAAGGTTTTTCTCTCGTTCACAACAACGCAAAATTCCTAGAATTCTCCAATGGTTCCAGATTGGATTTTCTGGTGGCTGGTAAATCCAAAACGACATGGGGTGAATCGCGCGCCTATACGGTGGCGTTGCTCTCCGAGGTCTCGAAATATGGCCGCGCGGAAGGGTTGAATTCGTTCCTCGAAACCTTGTCTGAAACCAATCCGGATCGCCTCTACATGTTTGAGTCGACCGCTCATGGTCCAAATCATTGGAAAGTGATGTGGGAGGATGCCGGAATCGACATCCATATGAAACGCCGGATTTTCGTTGGGTGGTGGTCCAGCGAAGTCAACACAATCCCCGAGAAAGACCCAAGATTTAAGATTTTCGGCGCCACCGGCCCCTCGCCCAAAGAGCAAGAGCTGATTACCGCTGTCAAAAATGCCTATGGTTTTTCAGTCACTCGAAATCAACTCGCGTGGTATCGCTGGCGTGAATCAAACAAAGCCATAACCAAGGAAATGCTGGACGAATCCCAGCCATGGACCGAAGAGGATTCGTTTGTTCTCTCCGGCATGTCGTTCTTCCAGGTTCGGAAGGTCACTGAGGATCTACAGCGCGCTCTAAAAAATCCCTCTCTATGGTATCGCTATTATTTGGGCAATTCGTTCATGCTGTCCAAATGCGAACAGATAATTGATCCAAATCGGCGCGGTGAGGTTGAATTGAGGGTCTGGGAAGATCCGGTGCCGGGGGCGCGGTATGTCATTGGTTTTGATCCGGCTTACGGTCGAAACGACAACGCTGATAATAATGTCATTTGCGTGGCGCGGTGCTTTGCGGATCGCTGGGTTCAGGTGGCGGAATATGCCAGCAACCAGCATACCGCAGGTCAATCTGCGTGGGTTCTGGCGCATCTTGCGGGCTGGTATTCCAATTGCGTCGTTAACCTGGAAATCGGGGGTCCAGGAGACCAGGTGATGATGGAATTAAACTCCTTGAGGCACCAGCTTCGCTCCGAAAATTACCAAAAAGCGATGGGAGCGCCGGAGGGGGCCAAGGATTTTTTAGAAACCATGCGCTGGTATCTCTACCATAGACCGGATTCTCTGGGTCCAGGGTACGTCTATAACTGGCAAACTACCGTTCGCACAAAATTTAGGTTGATGGGTGGATTCCGTGATTCCCATGTGACCGATCAAATCCAGATAAATTCAGTGTTTTGCCTCCGAGAAATGCACGATGTCACCCAAGAGGGCGCGGAGGTTGGCGCTCCAGGCGGGTTGCATGATGACCGGGTTTTTGCCGCAGCGCTGTCGGATGAATGCTGGAAATCCTGGATTCGCCCCTCGATGATCGCGCAAGGTTTGACCTATGACCGGATCATGATGGCAACCGATAATGTCCAGTCGCGCGTCTCTGATATTCTGAACAATAGCGTAATGCGCGCTCTAAATGCCCCGAAACCAGAACCTCCGATCAACAAGTTTCTGTTGGAACGCGGATTAGCTTAGTATAAAAAGGACTAATCATGGGAAGACATGCATCGGTTCACACCGAAAAGTATCCGAAAATTTCAGAACCAGAGCCCCCGGAAAAGGCATTTGATTATCATGCCCTGAATCCGGATGACGCAAAGTCTCGATCATATCCGTATGATGGGAGCGTGGTTTTCGTCTCTCCAGACGAAAAAAATCATGGAATTGCAGCGGTTTGGTCGACCTCTCGAAAAATAAATGGATCGAGATGGACTCCATATAGCCGATGGGTGACGCCCTTGACCAAGGCGACGTTGCCGTTTGAGCCGGTTTTTTGGCGCAAATTCACCGGCTACGAGGATTAAGCCAAAATGGAATTCTGGATCAAAAACCGTTGCCAGAGTTGCCACCATACTTACCGATTCAAAGCCGTCAGTGATTTTGATGACGCGTCTGATGTCGAAGATAAACCGTGCCCCAAGTGTTCAAAAGAGCAAAAAACCAGGGGCATGGATGTAAGCGCTGGGAAAGCGCCATCGGTTGGCGGGTCCGATATTGTCCGAGCGATGGACCATACCGCAGATATTGTGATGGACAATTATCAGATGACCGATCTGAATTCAGATGGTCGACCTGGCGCGACAATGGCCCCAAAATTGCCCCCTCACCAGCAAGAACGCGCCGACAATTTCTTTAGCCCGAGAAATAACACCCTCATCGGGGCGAGAGCCAAACAGATGGTTGCCGCAGCGGCTCAGGGAAAGGGTCTGGGGGCGTTCGCGCCTCCACGAGACCCAAGGACACCGGACCCTATCGCGCTGGTCCAGGCGACCCGCCAACGTCCTCCCGTGCAGCTGCTTAATCCGCGCGACCGAAATGGGCGATTTATCACATGATCATCCCGGATAGAGATATTGAGGATTGGGCGTCAGAAATCATCCGCCAATGCACGCCAGACAACCAGGACCGATTGCAACGCGGCGCTTTCTTCAAAAATCTCTATCTCTCCGGCGATGAAAATGGCGATGCCGCGATATTCAACAAAACGTTCGATAGCATTGAGGACGTCACATCTTATCTCTGTTCGTCGGTGGATCTTCGCTATTCGGTAAATTACCCCGGAGGAGGATCTGCTCTCCAGCGCGCGCAAGCGGAGTCTATTTCTCATGAACTTCTTGACCAGTCGCGGCAAACCGAGCTGGATACGCTTTACGAGGAAGCAACACGCTGGGCGCTGGTTAAGGGCATAACGTTCATCAAAATGCTTTGGAGCGTAAACGGTCTAGAGCCTCACATGATCATGCCCGAATTTATGGGGGTGATGAGGGCGGATATTAACTCTCTCGACCAGCAAGAGGCGTTCGTTCACTCCACCTATTTGACCCGCGATCAATTCAGGATGTTGATCAAAGACCATCCAGACGCGAAAAAAATCTACAAGCGCGCGATCCAATTTTCCGCTCAAACCAGATCCGCAGATGGACCGGACCAAGCGGCGATGCTGAAGCAGGTTATCGTTGGCGGGTTCCAGCCTTACCAGGGGGTGGGAGGCGTCGGTAGCGCAAACCCACAAACGACAAACGGAATGGTTCAGTGGCTCGCCGGTCCCTATCCAAGCTTTGATCCAAAAGTGATTACAGAACTGGTGAGGGTGGACGAGCTATGGGTGAGAGACGACGCGAGGGCGGATGACGAGGGACGCCGCGAATGGTCCACATTCCAAGTTATCGGCAACATTATGCTGTTCGGGAAAGAACAGCGCATGAATATTTTCGCCGACGCTCTTGACCCATACAATAAGACGCCAATCCGCCAACCGTTTGAGGGAAATCCCCTCTCGTTCAAGCATCCATTCGTGGAATTCTGCCCTAATCGGCTCCAGAACTATTTCTGGGGGCGCTCAGAGGTTGCCAACATCGCGCTCATGCAGAGGCAACTGAACAAGCGGATCAACGGCATCAACGGATTGCTCCGGCTCCAGGAACAGCCCCCGATAGCGTTCTTGGGTGGCTCCATGATGGACCAGGAGAAAAAATCCAAACTCACCAAACCAGGCGGGTGGATGCACGATCCAGACCCAACCGCCAAACCTCCCACAGTCCTGGCGCCGACACTTCCCCCGGATCTCTGGCAAAGCCTGGAACAAACCGAGCGTATGTTTGACGTGATGACCGGAATGACGCCAACGCTCCAAGGTTTGGCATCTCCATCCGTTCGATCTCATGGGCAAACAGGGCAACTCACCAGCAACGCAACGCCGCGGTTCAAAACAAAATCAATCCGGGTTGAGAGGGCAATCCAAACTTGCGCCGGTTTGCTTCTGGACCTCCTAAAAGCAAAATCAACGAATCTTCTGACGGCGTGGGTTCTGCCAACTCCAGACACCTCTCCGGAATTGATGGGTAAGCTGATTGACCCGGTTGTCCAGCCTCCCTCTCCAGGGATGAAGGCATTCCAATTTTATATGTCCGATGTCCCCAACAATGTTCGGGTGACGGTGGATGCTCATAGCTCATCGCCGACATTTGGCGACGAAACGGAACAGAAAGCCATTCTGTTGAAGAAGGCGAATGCCATGAGCAACACGCAATTCGTTGAACAGATCAATCCGCCAAATGCAGAGGTTGTCATTGCGGAGGTCCGTACAGCGGAAGTCGCGGCGGCGGCGGCGCAAGCGGCGGCGGCGCAACAAGGCGGTCCACCCCCAGGAAAACCGGGGAAGAAATGACCCCTGACGAACTCGAAACCCGAGGAAGATTGCTTTACGGAAGGCAATGGCAAAGCGCTTTGGCGCGCAATCTAAAAGTCCATCGCGTCACAATTTTTCGATGGATGGCAGGAACAAAAATCCCTCCATGGGAGGAGGAAAGAATTGAGGTTCTTTTAGAGACTAGAACCCGATTGCTTCAATCCATGTTGGTAAATATCGCTCGACAAAAAGCCTATAAATGCAGCGATTATGCTGCATAATTGCAGGAAATACCTATTTCTTTTGACGATTAAGTAAAAACGGAAAATAGCTAAGGCCACGCCGATTTTGGCGTCACAATGGGACCGGAAAATCCGGACTCCCCTCAACATTAGAGGAGTGTGAAATGGCCATACGTATGCGCCGTGGGAAGCGTAAGTAATCCCCTTCGGATTGAATAACCCGTTTTTTCCATATTTTCAAAGGAGTTTTGTCATGGCTCGGCATAAAGGGCGTAAGCGCAAGTAAGCGATTCGGCGCGGGGTGACTCTGCAAAATCCCGCGCCATCGTCTTGCGACGAAAAGTCATGCCCCCATTCGATGGTCAAATCCCTCCTGGTCTCGCTGGTATGATCGGCGGCGGCGCTCCCGGCGCTCCTCCCGGTCCGGGTGGTCCCCCGCACCTCCCACCTAGCTTGATGGGTGGTCCCCCTGGCGCTGGTCCGATGGCCGCTCCCCAAGGGAATCCAGGGAATGCGATGGCGGCGGTTTCAAAAATTAAATCGGCATTGACGCTTCTCCAAGAAGCTCTGCCGGCAATCCCAATGGGGTCCGATGTTCACGGTGATGTCCTTAAAGCGGTGAGCATGTTGGCGAAACACGCAAGTTCTGACCAGCAAGGTACAGACCAGCAGCAAATCACTCAGTTGATGGCGTTGATGCAGAAACTAGCCCAGCAACGACCGAATGCGGCGCTCGCAAACCTCGCTCCAAACGCGCCTCCCGCTATGCCTCCCCCTCCAGAACCAGGCGGACCTCCCGGTGGTCCCCCCGGTCTTCCCATGGCTTCTTAGGAGTAACGAAAATGTCCAAAGGTCCAGGCCCTTACGTGAATACGGTCCCCGCAGAGGGGAAAGATCCGATCATGAAAACCGTCCCGTTTGATTATTCGGGAATCGGCGCAAATCCCGCTGGAATGCCCGCAGGAACGCGCGGCGCCGGAATGGGGCTCCAACACTACGGCACAACGACTGATGGTAATCCCGGAAAAGGCGCTCCCTAATGGAAACCGTTGAAATTCCCGCCGCGGATCTTGCCGCATATAAAAAGGCGATGTCTCTTCTTGATAAGCTCACGGGCGACAAGAAAGACGGTCTCGGGATTCAGAGGAAGCTGAAAGAGATTGACCCGTCGCTCAATCTTCCTGGAATCGACGTTGGAGATGCGGTGGTGGCTCCGATCCGTGAGGAACTTACCTCAACGAGAGCGCAGCTGGACGCCTTGATTGCAGAACGCGCCAAGGAAAAAGAGGCGGCAGAGAACTACAAACTGGAACGCGGTCTCCGAGATTCAATCGGGCGCGCGAAAGACAAGTATAAACTGAGTCAGGAAGCAACCGACAACCTGATAAAGTTCATGCAGGAAAAGGGGGTGGCGGACGCTGAACTTGCAGCTCCGGCCTATCTCGAAACCCTGCCGAAACCCCCGGCTCCGATCAAACCAAATAGCTTCATGCCAACATCGGCAAATCTGTTTGGAACGGGAGATGACCGGGGAACTGATGAAAATATCGCCGCTCTCCACCGCGACCCGATCAAATGGTTCGATCAGGAAGCTCTGAAAATCTACAACGAAACCAACCAGGCGGCGTGAGGAGTATAACCCGTGTCCCAAACATTTTTCACGTCTGGCGTATCTGGCGGGTTAATGCCCGGTGGGGCACTAGGTCAACAGCTCACAAACATTACCAACCGCGCCGTTATACCGTCGCTTTTCGTGCAGATTTATCAGTCTCATCCTCTGCTATCTTTGCTTTTGAGCAACGCGCAGTCCGCCCGCGGTGGTGCCTCGCAAATCACGGTCCCGACTCAGGGATCGTCGTTCACAACGTTTAATTGGGGAAGTTTCGCTGGTGATTTCCCGATGCCGGAAGATCAGGCGGCAATCAACGACGCCTCGTTCAACCTCAAAATTGGCATGGTTCCGATTGGATTCTTCAACCTTGAAGCAATCGTCCAGTCGTCGGACGTGATTATTCCAAAACTCAGGGCAGTTACGGCGGATGCTGCGGTGGTCATCAAACAGGCCCTCGCAAGTTACATGTTCTCGAATAACTCAAACAATCTGAACGCGCTCGATTCTCTTTATATGGCCTACGACAACGGAACCAACGTCGCGGCCTACGGTGGAATTAGCAAAACCAACGCGTTCTGGCAGGGGCAATATTATCCCAACCAGGGCGGTATATCCAACATCGCTTCCCGCGTCGGTATGGCGACGATGCTGACACGCGTTGCGACCGGTGCTGGTGGCGAGGATTGCGATTTTGCCGTGATGAACCCCGCCGATTGGGCAACTCTCATGGCGGATTTCATGGGATTTGAGCAGTATCAGACCTCCCCGCGCAGCCGATACGGCAAAGGGGATGTGGTCAATTCCGGCTTCCGCGCCATCCAGGTTTTGAACACGCCGATCTTCCCCGATCCTTGGTGCCCCCGCGGTGAAATGTATATGATCAATTCGCGCTATCTCGCGATGTACGTTTCCGAGGCGGCGCCGTTCATCTTCACGGGCTTTGAGTCGATGATTCCGCTCGGTCAGTTGGCGTCAATTGGCGTTCTCTTAACCGCTCTCGACCTCGTTTGCTCGAAACCATCCTCTGGCGCCCACATTACCGGCCTTGCGGCTCCCGCATGGCCAAACGTCCCCGGTCCCCCGGCTGTTTTATAACTTTACCCTCGGTCAATCAGGAGTTTGACACATGCCTATTCGTTTCGGTGGTCCTGGGGTAACAAACACCCTCGCAGACCTGACCAGTAACCAGTTTGCGCTGCAAGCGGGTGGTGTTTGGATGCCTCCGGCAAATGGCTATTGGGTCAATCTTGGGCGCTACTCACAGCTCCAGGAATACGATCCGATTACCACGACCTGGCAACCGATCTCAGGCGTCAAGAACCACACATTCTTTTCCGCTGACGGCGTAAATATGCGTTTTGCCAACACCTCCGGATGCGTTGTTGGTGCCTATCTCACCAATGCCGGATCTGGTTACACCTCCCCTCCCACAGTCACCACAACCACTGGTGCCACCCTTTTCGCTATCGTCGGTGGCGCGGTGAATACCACAGTCACAGTTTCCTATGGCGGAACCAACTATACACAGCCGCCCAACGTCTTTTTCAGTGCGCCCCCAGCTCCCGGTGTTCCTGCAACTGGATATTGCACGATCTCTGGCGGCGTGGTGACGAGTGTGACCGTGACCAACCAGGGAGCTGGTTACACTTTCCCACCTACCGTCAGCTTCTTCAATGATCCACGCGACAGCACGGGAGCCAACGCATCCGCTGTTGCCACCCTGACTGGAGCCGGAACGGTTACGGCGGTTCTGGTGAGCAACCACGGAAATCCGACCACTTCAGTCCCTACCCTCACCTTTTCCGGTGGCGGAGGAACGAGTGCCGCAGCGACGGCGATTATGAATTTTGCCATCACGTCTTTTGGCATCTCGACTGCGGGCGCCGGATACACCGCCGCAGCGGGGTTTGTAACATTGAGCGCAACCCCAACGCCGGTTGCTCTTGGTACGGCCAGCGCATACCTAAACCCCAGCTCTCAGGTCGATATTGTGACCATGCGGCCAGCAATTGTTGCAACTACTACCAGCTCTGCTGGCGCGCTCTCGATCACCAATCAAACCGTCATTGATGGTGGATCTTACGAAACAATTCCAGCCGTTGGGTCTCTGAACGTCCTCTCCAACGGCATTATCACGACTGCTGCGGTTCTGAGTGTCGCGGTCGGCGGTCTTCCAGATAATGAGTGCTATATCTATCCGTCCTAATGAATGGATAAATTGTCGTGCAGCTGTCTCAGTATATTACTGACACCCAAAGTTTGCTGCACGACAATTTGGGGCTTCTGACTCCGGTTTTGCAGCTGACAAGTTGGATAAACGAGGCGCGGCGTCAAGTTGCGTATGGGACGGGCTGCATCAACCTCATCGCAACCGGTATGTCTCCAAACGGGAACGCCGCGCAACCTGGAACGATGGTTCCTGGCGGGTTCACTCCCGGAAGCGCGCCAACGCCACCTTTCAACACCATTGTCAATCAAGAAAAATATCCATTCTCCATGGCACTCGCGCAAATTCAAAATGCGAATGCTGGAATCCAATATGTCACGGATATTACCTCTATCGCTATCTCTTGGGGATCAATGCGTCCAGCGCTGAATTACATGCCGTGGGATGATTTTCAGGCTTATGCGCGCTCATATAATTACATCGTTTCCAGTTATCCTCTCGTGTGGGCAACCGATGGCGACGGAGCGAATGCAAATCTTTGGCTGTGGCCCGTTCCAAGCCAAGCGCTCGAAATGGAATGGAAATGTTGCTGCACACCATCTCCGTTGGAGACGGATAGTGATTATGATGCAATTCCGCATCCGTTCCAAAATGCCGTGAAATTTTATGCTGCGTACCTGTCGAAATTGGGTATGCAGCAACACCAACAGGCGGGAATTTACCTTCAAATGTTCCAAGCGTCACTTGGGCGCGCTCGTGGCGCTACGGATCATGGGCGCGTGGTCGATTGGTATAATGGCTGGGGTTACTGATGGCCAAGAAAGGTGGAGGTGATGACCTTGGAATCCCGCCAGGTCTAAACGTATATTCGTCATTCCCATTTGCGGGATTAAATCTTGCGTCCAGTCGACCGGCAATCCGAGACCAGGAATTCTACAACATTGAAAATTGGGTCCGAATTGGCGATGGATTTTTGCGAACTCTATGGGACCATGGACCAGCGCTCTATACGGCGACCGGTGGAAAAACTATTATCAGTGCATTTTTCTATAACATCGCCAAAACACAATATACAGTTGTATTTCTTAGCGACGGTACGTCTTATCAAGTCCAGGTTTCAAACGGCGCAGTAACAACGATCTCGTCCTCCGCAAATACATTCTATGTCAGTGGCGGAAATATCCCCGGATGCATCCAATGGGGATCTCAATACCTCATAATCTGCAACAACCAAAATCAGGATGCTTATTGGGTTTGGGATGGGGAGATCCTCTACACGGCAGGAACGATTTCCCCTCAAATCGTCATAACCGATGGCGGAACCGGATATTCATCGGTTCCAACGGTAACGATTGAATCTGGTGAAGGGACAGGAGCAACCTTTGTTGCCACAATCCAAAATGGCTCAGTCGTCACTGTCGCGGTCACAAATCCAGGGACCGGTTATCAGCCAATAGATTCCCCTGTTCTGGTTTTCTCGGGCGGAAACACGGATAGCGAAGCGTTCCTTCAAGCAAACCTGACCGCAAGCGCGGTAATTTCAATTGTCGTCACCAACGGAGGCATAGGATACGGAAGCGCGCCGTCCGTGATGATTACCGGCGCCAATGGATCTGGAGCTATGGCCACCGCGATAGTCAGCGGCGGGGTGGTCACGGCGATAAACGTCACCGCGGGCGGAAGCGGGTATGTCGGCGCCCCAACCGTTTCATTCTCGGGCGGTGGTGGGTCAGGAGCGTCGGCTTATGCAGCTATAACTGCCAGTGGTGTCGTATCAATCGCGGTCATCAGCGGGGGAAGCGGATATACCGTAGCCCCAACCTTGACGATTGTTGGGAGCCAAGGATCTGGAGCGACCGCGACCGCAGTTGTCTCTGGAGGCGCAATTACCTCTGTCACGATGGTCACTGACGGGGCCGGATACGTCAACCGTCCAGCGGTCATTATTGAGTCTGGAATCAACAAATCCGCCTCGGCAACCGTTCAGTTAATGCCCTATGGTGTGAGCGGGACGACAATGGAGGAATTTCAGTCTCGAATCTGGATTGCCTCTCCATACACGCCACCAGGAAACCCAGACGCAAACAACAATTCAAACAAATTCCAGGTTTCAGCTCCCGGATCATTTTCTGATTTTTCAACCAGCGATGGCGGCGTTCTATTCACCTCAACAGACCGGTTTTTGCGCGTCCAATATGTGGCCATGCAGCAATCTAATGGGTATCTATACCCATTTGGGGATTCTTCGGTTTCAATCATCTCTGGCGTCTCAACCAGCGGCAACCCGTCCAGCACAACATTTAATTATCAGAACACAGACCCGCAAATCGGGGTCTCATGGCGAGATAGCTGCCAAGATTTTGGTCGAACGATCCTTTTCGCCAATCAGCTAGGGGTTTACGGCCTCTATGGAGGATCGGTCACAAAAATCAGTCAGGATCTCGACCCCCTATTTTCTTTCGCGCTATTCCCTCCGGCAGATGGAGCATTGACGCCAACCTCAGCGGTTGTGAATCTGTACGGGGGAAAATATTACGTCCTGAACCTGACCATACTCGACCCTATCAGCCTTGAACCGGCAAATAAAATGCTGCTTTGGGACGAGCAAAATTGGTTCCTGGCGTCTCAAACGGTAAATCTGACATTCATTTGTACGCAAGAGGTCACATCAAATCTTATGGCTTGGGGTTCTGACGGGACATCTCTCTACCCCCTGTTCACCACGCCAAGTTCTACTCTCGTCAAAACCTTCACCACGAAATTATTTGGGGGGAATCAACCGATCATAGCCAAACAGGTATATTCGGTCATGATCCAATCGAACAATTTCAATGTCTTTGGAGATCCAGTCAATTATACGATCTCTCTGGATACAGATGGAGGCACATTTCCGGTCCTACCGTCTCCGGCGACATTTTCTCTCGCAAGTCAGTACATTTTGGGCTATCCAATGATGGTCACGGGCCTGAATGATGCGGCTGGAATTTTCCTCGGATTGACGGTCACAACGACAGATCCGGATGACGCGATACAATATTTGGCGATTACCTACACGCCGACAGGCTTCCAAGTTGGAAGCGTCGGCCTCATGGTTCCGGATCAGTCATAGGAGATAGACATGGTAAAATTCAATCGCAAAGGGACCATGAATTTCCCTGGAATGGTCCAGGTAACGCAAGAAGACGTGCCCTCCAACGCAACGCGCGTTATGAATCCAATGGGCCACGTTTCTCATGCCCCTGCGGGAACGATATACGCGAACGCAGACGGCGGATTTGGCGGTGATGGATGCCAGTACAACGGGAATATTGCCGATGGACAAAAATGGAACGGAAATCCCATACCTCAACATCAATGCCCTGATGAATTCCAGCCTGTCCCGTACATGCTTCCGTTTTCTCGAAAACTGAAGAAATGAGCACAAGTCAACTCTGGAATCCTCCGAAAACTCCTGAAGACATAGCGGTTTGGGGGTTGGCGAATCGCATCGATCATCAGGACATTTTGAACGCAATTTCCAAGAAGAGTAGCGTCATTGCAGGATTGACAGTCACCGCCGCTGGATCTGGATATACCAGCGCGCCAACAGTCACCATTGGACCGCCAAATTTGTCATACGGCATTCAGGCAACCGCGATCTTTACCATCGTTTCAATGAAACTACAGCTTACCCTGACGAATCCAGGGCTTGGATATATCCGCGCGCCGACAGTGACGGTGACGGGTGGCGGCGGCACGGGATTGGAAGTTGTCGCGACCGTAAATTACATCGATCTCACTCAATACCAGCTAGATCCAATCCCTGTTTTTGACATGGCGCAATGGAATGTTCTCCACCAGGAGACGCACCAGGATATGCTCAACGCAACCGGTCAGCAAAGCAGCGATTTGGAGAGTATAGATTTCGCCAATTCGGACCAGGAAGACTTGGAGGAATTCATTTTTGAGCATGTTCAGGACCACCTAAATGCCCGAAGCGTTTTAACAGGCTACCTTCCGAACGAATAAAATCATGGACGGCGCAAATTTTTCAACCCCGCTAAGGCCGATGACCTCCGTTGATTTTCCGGAGGCGATTGAATTGGCTTTGGAAAAATACCGCCATCTTCATCCTCGTCTTACTTATGAAAACGCATTGGCGTTTTGCCAAATGGTAGAACAAAACCAAAATTACCTCATGATTCGCGGGAATGATGTGTTTTTCTGCGCCACAGCGATCCGGACGTTTATTGAACCTGAAATTACGGTGGGCGGAATCTGGTTGTTCACGAAAAACCCAAATTTACGCGAGGTTCTTTCGGCTTTGGACGCTATGGAAGCATGGTCTCGAAGGATCGGCGCCGTTGAATGCGGCTGGGGGAACATCAATGGGGAGGATTTGACCCCCATTGCGCGAAAGCGCGGATATGACCGCACAAGCCAGTATTTTTTCAAGAAATTAAACGGCGGGATTCAGTGACGTGTCACATGTTTTTCATACCATAGGCAGTTTTTTAGGCCACAACATTGGCCCGATCGTCGGCGGAACCCTGGGAACGCTTGTCGCCCCTGGAATCGGAACTGCCATCGGCGCGGGGTTGGGGAGCGAGGGCCAGGGGCTCGCCAAAGGAAAACCATTCGGACAAGCAACCCTTGGCGCTTTGGAGACGGGAGGCGAGGTCTACGGTGCAAGCGACCTTTTAAGTGCTGGCGCGAACGCTGCCGGTTTAACTAGTGCCGGTGCCGGAGCTGGTGCGGGCGGTGCCGCCGGCAGCGGAATTCTTAGCGGTATCGGGAGCGACATTTCATCTGGACTTCAGAGCGTCGGCTTGGGTGGAATTGGACCTGCCCTTAGCGGTATCGGGACGAATATTTCAACCGGCGCGAGCAATCTTGGAACCAGCCTCGGACTTACGGGACCGGGAGGTCTTACGAGCGAAATTTCAAGCGGCTGGAATCAGTTGACCGGTGGAGCAAGCAACCTTCTGGGGGGCGGAACCGCCACGCAAGCGGTTGGCGGTGGACCTGCGGCATCAAATGCCGGTTTGGAATCAAAACTTGCGGCTAATATCGGTGAAAATGTTGTGAGCAACGCGGCAAACGCCCCCGTAGTCTCTCAAGGTGGCGGCGGACTCTTAAGCGCTCTTACCGGTGGAGGTGGCGCCGGAGGAAAGGGATTGTTTGGTGGAAGCCCCCTAGAAGCGCTGTTCTCTGCGGCTCCGATTGCGCTCGATGTTCTGAAGGGAAATCAGCCCTACAAGGGGGAGACCCAGCTTCAACAATCCGCCGCGCAGATGGGGACGCAAGGCGCACAACTCCAAAGTTACCTGCAAACCGGAACGCTCCCACCTGGCGCGCAAGCGGCTATCAACCAAGCGGTTGCGTCGTCTCAGGCGGCAATCAGGAGCCAATACGCTTCAATGGGCGGGTCCGGTTCATCGGCAGAGCAACAGGATCTCCAGAACGCGCAATTGCAGGGAGTCACCCAAGCAACGAACATGGCGACAACTCTGCTAAACAGCGGAATCCAGGAGTCTCAGGTGGCGGACCAGATTTACCAAAACATCATGAACCAATCCATGCAGGAAGATCAGGACCTATCCAGCGCGATAGGAAATTTCGCTGCAATGGCAGCTGGTCCAACAACCCCCGCCGCCGCCGCCGCTAACGCCGCCCTGTCAACGGGATAGGAGATTAAAATGCCCCTCGATAATCCCCCTGGTCCGGTCTCTCAAGCGCTCCTCGGAAAGAGTTCTGGTGCCGCGACTCCCGTGGCCAGTGTCCAAACCCCCACAAACGTCCCGCAGAAAACCCCTCCCCCGGCAGCGTCAATACCTTCGCCGCCACCTCAAGACGGGAGCAATCCGGCTCCCGCTGATGCTCTCTCAACGCTAAATCAGCAACTCGCACAGCAAGCGGCGGACATGCAACCTGTTCAAATGTCCATGGGTCCAGCCCCGGTCCCGCCGATGTTGACTCCACCTCCCCCGCAACCTCCGGCAAATCCTGGTCATGCTTGGGGAGCGACGGCTATGGTTTTTGGTCTCTTGGCGTCGTCTTTAACCAGACACCCCCTCACAAGCGCTCTAAATGCCGGAGCGCAGGTTATGAGCACCATAAACACCAGCGCTGCCAATTCAGCGACGGCAAAGCAGCAATATGAAATTTGGAAAACTCAAACCACCAACGCTTTGACGCTTTTTAAGTTTCAGAACGACCAATACAATGAGGTTTGGAAAAATACGACCGATAGCAGCAAAGCTCAAACCGGGAGACTTCTTGCGCTATTTTCGGCGTTCAAGGACGGTGCCGCATACGCCGCATGGCAACAGGGCGGAAATCAGGGGTTGATGACGTTTTTAGCCAAAAGAACCGCAAGCGCTGCGTCCCTCGCTGGTCAATCCAACAAGCTTGTTCTCGCCCAATTGGAAGAACAATCATGGGAAGAGTGGCAAGCCGCGAATCCGCCGCCATCCGATCCAGCGGAAATGCCCGCTTATACACAATCGGCAACCGCCGCCGCGAAGACTATTTTCTCTTCCAGCGCCGGAGCTGGTGGACCTGCCTTACCCCTCCTCCCTGACGGGACTTCACAACCACCAACAACAAACGGTGGAGGCACAACAACGCAACCGCCTTCATCAGATGGGACAACGACCCAACCCGATCCAGGAATCACCACCGCTCCCCCGGCGCCGCCTCCCGCTTCCATAAATCTGAAGGCGTTAAGACTCTCTGACCCCGCGCTATATTCGTCGGCGTGGCAAATCGCTCATTATGAAGCGGCTCCGGTGTCGTCGTATTCGTCTTCTCAAGGGGTCGGCGAAAAACTCATGGCTGCGGTTCAGTCAATAAATCCAAATTATAACGCCACGTATTACGCTCCAATATCAAAAACCAGGGAAGCTTTTACAACTGGCGTAGAGGGAAGGTCCGTAAGATCCTTCAATGTCATGCTTTCACATTTGGATACGCTGGGTAAATTGACTACAGCTCTTCAAAATTCAGACATGAGGACGGTAAATCAATTGTCGAACGCCGCTTCAATATGGTCTGGTGGAACGTCAATAACCAATTTCAACGCCGCAAAACAAATTGTGGCTGATGAGGTTGTCAAAGCTATCGTCGGTTCCGGGTCCGGTGCCTTGGGTGATCGTGATGAAGCCGCCGCTCAAGTCAATTCGGCAAACTCTCCCGCACAGTTGGCTGGGGTTATTAAAACATTCCAGGATCTTGCGGCGGCTCAAATGCAGGGCCTACAAACCGAATACTATTCAGGAACGAATACTGATGACGTCGGAAATAGTTTTGCCCAAAGATACCTGTCTCCACAGGCTCAACAACTTCTTCAAGAAACACCACAAGGAGGAATGCCGGCGCCTCCGATTCAATATACGCCAGCGCAACCCGAAAACGGAGAATCTATCCCAAAGCCGGGAAGCACGCTTCACTATGACGCGCAAGGAAACCTTGTCCCGTGAGTATTACCGCTGTTTCAGCTGATGGCGTGTCCCATGTTTTTCCGGACGGAACCAATTCGGCTGTCATCGGCAAGGTTATGAAGGATTATGCCCTAAGTCACCAGCCAAAATCTCCAAGCCTTGCGCCTTTGACCCCCACACCAAAACCTTCGCCTCAAAACCCGATTGGTGGACCTGGAGCATCGGTTGGCGCAGGGCTTGTGAGTGGTCTGGGAAGCGCGGTTTTGGGTACAGCACAGCTCGCCGGTCAAGCACTCACTCCCTCACCTTCTGAACCTGCCCCCTTGCAGTTTATCAGCAAGACCCTCTCGGACATCGGGAGAGCGCAAGGTATTTCCGGACCAACGCTCACCGCCGGATCGCAACGCGGGTTGGATTGGCTTAGTGGACAGACCCAACCATACGAACAAGAACATCCGGAACTATATGGAGCCGGTAATATCGCTGGTCAGATGGCCGCAGCCATGGGACCGGAAGGTGCTATGGGGGATATTTCAGCCGCTCGCGGCTTGATCGGGCGAATGGGGCAAGCGATTCGCGGAGGTTTGACTGCCGGCGAAGAACAACCGGTCTCTGGTCCGGATTATTGGAGCGGGAAAGAGAGGGAAACCGCTGAAAACGTCGAGGGTGCCGTGGCAACCGGTGGAGTCCTGGAGGGAGCGAACTTCGCCAAAAGTGGTGTTGGCCGGTACATGATGAAAAACAAACCGGAGGCTTTGAGATCCCAAGCGGTTCAAGCGGTCGCGAGGACTCTTGCTGCGGATGAAAAAGGTGGGGGTCCAACGGCTGAACATATCATTGATATGTTTCACAAATCCCATGCTGCCGGAGTCCCATCGACATTGATGGAGATCGGCGGAGAAAATCTCAAAGGTTTAGCTGGTCGATTGCATCGCTCACAAGGAGCAAGCCGAACAATAATCACCCAGAGTTTCTTAAATCGACTGAGAAATTCCGCTTCAAGGCTTACTGCATCGGTACGGTCAAACTTCAATTCCCCGAACACTCGCCGCGAGGTTGGAGAGGCTTTGAGCGAAAGCCAGAGAACGTCTTCAAAACCGCTATATGAAAAAGCTTTTGAACCTGGAAGCATGAAGCCAATCCAGGAACAGTTTACCTCGGAATTCAACCGGATTTCAAAGGAACGAAAAGACGCGGGTAAGGCTCTGAACTCAGCCTATCAAAATCTTAACCAGACTGCCGCAAGGATGATAAATGTTGGACGAGATATAAAAACCAACAAACTCGCTAGACAACAAATGAACCAAGCGCAACGTTTGGTTGATGAGGCTGAAGCAAGAGTACAATCGGTTGAAGACGATCATGCTGATATTTTGAAGCAATTAAAGACCGCCCAAACGGCGGAATCTCAGGGTAAAGGCGCTGCCGTTTACAGCCCGTATATCGCTCGTTTGCTGAAAAAAAATCCGGACATACAAAAAGGAATAGCGCACGGACTTAAAATTCAGAGAAACGAGGCTCATGCCGACAACGTTAGATTTGATCCAACAGATTATGCGGTTGAATTGGATGCCGAAGGGAATCCAAAATTGATCAAGACTCCAAACATGAGGCTCCTTGATGCTGCAAAAAAAGGTCTGGACAATATGCTTGAGGAATACCGTGATCCAGTTACCGGACGACTAAATTTAGATGAATACGGCAGATCAATCGAAAAACTTCGCGTATCTCTAGTCAATGAGTTGGACCGGATAAATCCAAATTATAAAATCGCGCGAGCGGCATGGGCTGGTCCTGCCGCAAGCAAAGGGGCGATGAAACAGGGGGAGGCGATTCTTAGGACTCATCCAGAGGATGTAAAAGATATTTTCAGTAAGATGACGCCATCCCAACAAGAGCATTTCCGAATTGGAGCGGCGCAAGCCTATTTAGACAAACTTGGTCCAAAAGGATCTACTGCCTCAGAGATTAGAGATATTTCAAAAGATGAGGATGAGGCTTGGGCAAGGCAGAGAATAAAACCTATCTTCAAAACCAAGAAACAATTTGAAAATTTCATCGACTCAGCGTCGGGTGAAAGAGCGATTCGGGACGCATATCATCATGTCGTCGGTAATTCAGCGACGGCACGCCGCGTTGTCGAGGATGCTACCCACAATATCGCTCCATATTTGGATGTGGCGCAAGGGATAGCACATACCGCACATGGAGATTTACTTTCCGGAGGGATGGCGTTTCTGAGAGCCAAAAGAAACCTTGGATTGATCCAAAACCAGGCGTTGAATGAAGAGGTCGCAAAGATTTTGACCGATCCAGAGCTTCTTTCAAAAGCCGAACCCGGTCAGGTTTTGCCGATGTTCCAACCCCCTGCGCCATCGACCCCGTTCCTTCCATCCACGCCTATTGTTCCAATCGGGGATGACCAGCAGACGCAATAAAAGTGTTGCATTTTTTCGTACTTAACCCGGCAATCCAATAAGATTGCTACAAGACTCCATGGCTAAGGTATCCCGATCCGACAGGCTCATGTCTGATGTGGAAAAGCTTCTCATTGGGTTAATCCGGGAGGCAACCATTGGTGATTTGAAAAATCCAGATGGGATGACAATAGAGGAAGGTCCGAGTTTTTCGGAAAAATTGAAGGTTGCCGCGACGGCGAGTGGTTTTCTGGCGACAAGAGCCAAAATCATGGCTGATGAACCGGACCAACCCAGCGAATTTGAGGAGGTTTTGAGTGAACTCCGTGGAAAGACTAGCGGTAACGCCAATTCAAGCCAAAAAACCAGAGGTCGAAAGCGTTCTGGCGTTTCCGGCTCAGCAGATGAATCAAACGTCATCCCCCTCCGAGATCCATTACCCCCAGACGGCGCAGACCCCTTTACCGTCAATGGACACGTCTATTCTACAACTCCAACTGAACCGCCTAGAGGAGCGGCAGAATGAGCTGGCGCAAGTTCAACAGGCGACAATACGCTCTCGTTCACTCGAAACCGCCAACGCCGCGACTCTCGGCGTATTCAAGGCCCTTGCCCTTATTCTTTCCATTCGGGTGGCGCTATTTTTTGTTCTCGCCGGGGGTTTTTACCTCGCGTCGGTCGCGATGGGTCATCAAACCGGAATCAGCGTTTGGGTGCTCATCGCATATTCTGTCCTCATCTTATTTCCCGTGGCGCTGATTGAGTACGGCCACAAATTCAAACCAGGAGGGTAAAATGGCCGGTCGTTCTATGGGATACATGGGCATGAACCGCATGGGTGGATCGAAAAAGCGCAGATCCTCCCGTGGTATGGGCTATCGTCGGTAAGGTGGTGTTATGCCTCTAGAATCCGGTAGCGGCAGAGAGGTTGTAAGCTCGAACATTCGCGAGTTAATGCGGGGTGGAAAAAGACCGCAAAAACAAGCGGTGGCAATTGCACTCTCAAATGCCAGAAAAACCGGTCGAAAAGGCCGGAAGTCGAAGCGTTAATGTGGCGTTGGATTCCCCCCTGGCGCTGGTTTCCCCTACCGCACCGCCCCCCTCGCCCACCGGTCAGGAAGTGACATGACCGCGCCCCAGCTATTTGCTCAGATCCAGGGTCAAGGAACCGTCTCAGCGGACAACCTGAACACCTATACCCAATGGTGCGTGAACATAACGCAGCTTCGCGCGTTCATTGGCCTTACCGGGATGATGGTTTTTGTGGAGGGGAGTAGTTCACCAGGCGATGGGGGGCAGGGGTTATTCTATTGGAACGCAACCTCAATTGGACCCGACAACGGAACAACCATTATTGTCCCCCAACCGGGCGTTGCCGGGGCATGGGTTATGCTCATCGGCGGATTCAACATCGGTCCAGGCGTCGTTGGCTCATCCAGAAATGTTGTGATGTCGGTTTCCGCCGCCTCCGCCACCGCAACCCTGACTGCGGACGAGATTATTGTTGAGTCCATTTTGGGTGGATTGGCGTATAAAATTGGGAGTTTCAGCGAAACCATAAATCTCGCGACAGTCGGCGCCAACGGTATGGACACCGGAACGGCACCAACCAGCGGGTATGTGGCGCTCTACGCAATTTATAATCCATCTTCAGGAGCCACCGCCCTTCTTGGGGTAAACGCCACCTCGTCAGTTGCGCCAAGCATTTATGGCGGCGTGAACGCTCCAGCTGGTTACACAGCATCCGCTCTCGTCAGCGTTTGGACAACAAATTCCAGCAAACAATTTATTACTGGGTATCAGACCGGTCGAATGATAAGCCGGAATGCCGTCACGGTTCTATCGACAACCACACCTCAAGCATCAATCACCGCGCTCTCAATCTCCAGCGCGGTCCCGATGAACGCCAATTCCATAAACGGTTTTTTGAACGTCGCGAACAACACATCAGGCGATTCGGCTCAATTGAACATGTATCCGACAATCGTAAACTTTGGGACCATCAGCAGTTTTGTTGCGATCAGCGCGGGAGCATCAATCAACATTCCATTCAGTCTTCTTCAAATTTCAACGCCGCAAGAGCTTTTTTATAGTTCATCGGTGTCTGCGGGAACGGGAACCTTTGCCATCGCTATTTCGAGCTACAGTTTTTAGGGGAACGCGAAATGTCAGCCCCTCAACTCGCAGCGCAAATTCAAGGTCAAGGGACCGTCTCAGCCGATAATCTGAATACATTTCTTCAAGGCGCGCAAATGGCGTCTCAGCTGCGCGATTTTACCGGCCTTCCTGGTATGACGGTATTCTTGCAGGGAATTACTGTACCGAATGACGGTTTTGGTGGTTTTTTCTGGTGGAATCCAGCAGGAACACACTCTGACGACAATCTGAATTACATCGTCCCAGAAGGAACGGGGACGGGTGAATGGGTTAGAGTTGGGATAATATCAACGAGCACGGCAACCGGATTTGTCGTTCTCACGGTTTCTCCCTCGGTTACGGCTGCGGGAGTCTCACAAGGAACCGCGACTCTCCTGGTCTCTCAGATCAATGACGTAACCACCGTTTCTTCCGGAACCGGCGTTATACTTCCAACCCTAAATCTCGACAGTCAACCGATTTCCGTGGGTACGTCAATCCAAGTTTTCAATCGAGGCGCTAATTTGCTAAGCGTTTATCCGCCCGTTGGATCTCAGATTGAATCCCTATCAACGAACTCTCCATCTGGGATTTCCGCCAATGGCGTAGCGACATTCACGCTTATCACTTTAACAAAGTGGCTCGTGTCATGATGAAAAAAATCTGGACCACGATCATTCTTCTGTCGATGACGCTCCCTGCTATGGGGCAGCCGATTATTGGTCCACTCCAGGCGCAAAATAATCTTGACGAGATTACCCAAAATGGAACGACCGCAACCGCACAGGTCAATCTGTTCGGATACACCATCACGCTCGGGGGAAATTTCGCAACCTCCGGGGCAAACTCCCTAACTTTTACAACCACAGGGCCAACAAACGTCACCCTGCCAACCTCTGGAACTCTGGCGACAACCTCCGGGGGCTCGTTCAACAATCCGACATTCACCGGAACCGTCACTGGTCCCGACTCCAGCACATGGACAAGCTCGGGGATTGGTGGCCTCACGGCGCTAGGCGTCAACGAGAGCGTTCCACCAACCGGGGACGTGAATATCAGCGGAATTTTCGAGGTCGCAGGATCTCAAATCGCCGCCTCCAACCTCTCCAACGGCACCACGGGAAGCGGGGCGGTTGTCCTTGCTGCCTCACCGACGTTTACCCTCGTTCCTCTCGCCCCAACCGCGCCATCCACCACGAACACAACCCAGCTTGCGACAACCGGGTTCACTCAAAACGTCACCAATTTTCGGAAAGCCACGATATATATTGCGCTGGGGAGCACAGCCGGTGGAACCCTTTCGTTTGCCACCAACGGCGTCGGATTAACCCAAACATTTACGGCATCTGGCGGCGTTATCACCTCTCTTGGCACCATTTTCAATGGCGGTTCAGGATACAAGGTGGGGGATGTTGTCACATTTCCGAACAATACCTCGTTCCAAGGAAATAATGACGACTATGTCGAGGTAACAACCGTCTCTGGAACCGCCGTCACGGGAGATATGATCCTATATGGCGGCACGGGATATGTCAGCGGCACCAATCAAACAGTAAGCCTTCCAACCCCCTTCCCCGCGGTTTTCATAAACACTGGAATTCTGACCAGCAATTTAACGGTCATTCTCCCGAATGGAACCGGTATCGGAAACTCTGACCAGGTTGCGGTTTACAATAATACAACCGGTTCGTTCGCGACCACCCTTTGCCAGAGTAACGGTTCAGACGCTTGCAACGGCGGACCAACGGTCATTATCCCGCAGGGGACGAACAATTCCGCGCCTATGCTTATTGAGAACGACGCCACGACCGGAATTTATTCCCTCGTCGGCGGAAATGCCACATTCTCAATTCTGAATTCAACCAGCGGCGCGCTAAACGGAAGCATAGGGCAGGCAACAACCTTCGCTGGATCGTTCACAACCATAACTGGGAGCGGCTCTGGAATTACAGGAATTACCTACGCTCATTTACCAGCGCTTTCCGCCAACCAAGTCTTGGGTTCCGTCACCGCGACGACGCCAAGCGGTTTGTCCCTCCCCTCATGCAGCCTATCGAATGACGCACTAAGCTGGACCAGCGGGACCGGTTTTGGATGCAACACCCTTGCCTCCTCTTCGCCAGGTCTCGTTGGAATCCAGGTTTTTACCGCGAGCGGAACCTACACGGAAGACGCAGGAACGCAACAGATTATCGTTGAAGTTGTCGGACAAGGCGGTGGCGGTGGTGGGTGCGCTTCTACATCATCATCTCAAAATTGCTCTGCGGGTTCTGGTGGATCAGGATCTTACGCCAAAGTTTATTATACCAGCGGATTTTCACCGGAAACCATTACTATCGGAACTGCTGGTGCTGGTGGAAGCGCTGGAGATAACGCTGGCACAGCTGGAAGCACAGTATCATTTGGAGCTCTTGTTTCATGCAGTGGTGGGGCGGCTGGGCAAGGAAATACAGCTATAGCAGACACATTAATCGGTTTTGGTACAATAACAGGATCATTGCCCGCAGACTGCACCATCTCGGGAGGAACAAGCCTTGATGATATTCCTGGGGCACCACCGCAATACAGCATCATTAATGCCGCCCTAAATTCAAATTTTTCGGGGGCAGGTGCTAATTCTCCATTAGGCACTGGGGGAGTCCAGGAGAGAGCAACCAACAACGGCGCGCCAGGGAGAGGCTTTGGGGCCGGAGGAAGCGGCGGATCAAGTGCTAACAGCGGTGCCGCAGTAACCGGCGGAAACCCAAGCGGCGGCGAAATCATCGTCTACGAATTCAATTGAGGGAATTCCAAAATGTATCTCACGGGGACCAAGGGTCAACAATCAGCGGATCGCCTTTACCGGATTTACG